TCAACCAGGTAAACAGGTATATGATTTAAAAAATGTAACCGATTCAAGTGCATCTTTAGAAAGTGGTACGGTTGGAACAGATAATTTTGAAATTAAAAAAATGTTACATAACGCTCCACCTGCAATGGTTAGATACTTTGACCCATTTGTAGGAACTGGTTTAGGTTCACAACAAATGATGGATACATTTGGTTGGGGTAATTACTCACCAGGTGTTTCATTTATGATGCAACCACTTTATGATGATTTATTAAGAGTTCAAGCGATTGAGTTTAACGATAAGGTTCGTAAATCTCAATATGGGTTCGATATTCAAAATAATAGAATTAGAATATTTCCAAAACCAGAACGAAATTATAAGGTGCACTTCCACTATGTTTTAGAATCAGAAAGAAATAATCCAATAGTAGCTAATTCAGTAGTATCTGATTATTCAAATGCTAAATATGATAGAATTGGATATACACATATAAACCATGTGGGTAGAAGATGGATTGAAAAATATACATTAGCATTAGCTAAAGAAATGTTAGGTGCAGTGAGAGCTAAGTTTAGTTCAGTACCAATTCCTAACTCAGAAATAACATTAGATGGTGCAGATTTAAGAAGTGAAGCATCTTCTGAAAAAGAAATCTTAATCTCAGAATTAAGAGAAAACTTAGAAGCTACTTCTAGAAAAGCATTACTTCAAGCACAACAAGAAGAATCAGAAGCGATGGAACTAACTCTTAATAGAGTTCCTCGTGCAATTTATATAGGGTAACAAATGGCACTATTCGGTGGACAAAGAGATATGGCATTGTTTAGTAAAATAAACAAAGAGTTGATAACGGATATCATAGATACCGAAGTGTATTACTATAAGGTCATTATAGAAGATACAAAACAAAACTTATATGGTGAAGGTAAAAACAAAGTTTATTATAATCCTGTAAAAATACCAACATTAGTTGATAGAACAAACGCAGAAGCAGTATTTGATGAATTTGGTGCATCTTACACTAGAAATGTAAACTTTTACTTTCTAAGAGATATTTTAGTAGAAAAAAACATATTTCCTGAATTAGGTGATGTGATTGAATGGAATGATGAACAACACATAGTAGATGTAACATTCCAAAATCAATTCATAGCAGGTAAAAACCCAGCTAATTGGGATGGTGGTGATGAGCATGGGTATAGTGTATCTATTATATGTGAAACGCATGTAGCTAAAAGAAGTCAACTAAAATTAAGAGATGATTTTAGAGTAGGTGTTAATAAAGATAATAATGATTTACCAGTAGGAATCTAATATGGCTCAACGATATAGAATAAAAAGAGATGATAAGATTGATTTGAAAAGAACTCAAAGTTCCTTTTCAGATGACCCTATATTGAATAAATCTAAACAAATCTCTCGTAGAAAAGATGATGTTAAAAATGTAAATGTAGGTATTTACGATATTGATTTAGCATTTAAAAGCTTTTTAGAAAACGATGTTAAACCACTTATTGAAGAAAATGATAAGTTTATCCCTGTACCAGTAATGTATGCATCTCCAGAAAATTGGGCATCCGCTCAAAGAGAAGGATTTTTAAGAGATAATAATGGTAAAGTACAAACACCTCTTATTTCGTTTAAAAGAAATTCATTAGATATTAATACCGAAATATCTAAACTTAAAGTTCGTACAGATGCAGATAGTTCACAATCATTCGTTAAAAAATATTCAAAAGAAAATCAATATGACCAATTTTCTATTTTACAAGACCAAAAACCTGTTTTAGAGAAGTATATAGTAGATAGACCTGATTATGTGAATATTGCGTATGATGTAATTGTGTGGTGTGATTTTATGGAAGATTTGAATAAGGTAGTAGAGCAAATTATATACTTTCAAGGTGGTACATTTGGAGAACGATATAAATTCCAAATTAAAGGTGAATCTTATTCATTTGATACAACCAATGGGGTGGGTGAAGAACGAATAGTTAGAAGTAATGTAACACTAACCGCTAAAGCATATTTAGTACCAGAAGATATAGGTAAAAATACGATAAATACACAAAAAGCATTTGGTGCATCAAAGATAGTTTGGAAAACAAATCCCAAAATTTAATCTTTAGAAAAATATTATCATATTTATATACACATAAAGTATAACAAACAAATTAAAAAAAACATTAAGTTATGGCAGAAGTAGAAAAAATAACCGAAAAAGAAGTTATCAATATCGATGAAAAAGATATTGAAAGAGTTAATAAATTCAGAAGCGACTTTGCTGAGGTTACAGCAAGGATAGGTGAGATAGAGGTAGAACGTTTAAATGCACAAATGATATTGAAAAATATTGAAGAAGCAAAAGAAAATCTATCCGAACAGTTTAAGTCTATGAGAAATGATGAAGTTCAAATTACTAGCGATTTCAAAGAGAAATATGGTAATGGGGAATTTGACATAGAAAATGGAACTTTTACTCCTATCGCATAAATATAATCGTTTTGAGTTTTTTGATGTATTTATATATATAATAAAAACCAAAAGAAATTAATAGGAGAATCAAATGGCAGAAAGAATAGTAAGTCCCGGAGTATTTACAAGAGAAAAGGACTTGTCGTTTCTACCTCAAGGGATTGGCGAAATTGGAGCAGCATTAGTAGGTTCAGCAGTAAAAGGACCAGCATTCGTTCCAACAACAGTATCATCTTTTCAAGAGTTTCAACAAGTATTCGGTGGATTGACAGAAGATTCATACCTACCATATACTGCACAAGCTTATTTAGAAGATGCTGGAACAGCAACAATCGTTAGAGTATTAGGAAAAGACGGGTACAAACTTGAAAACCCAATAGCATTATCAGTATCATCATCTAATGGTGTTAAGGTAGTAGCAGTATTACACCCAACACATGAAATCGTATCAGATACAGATGTATTTGATGATTCATTAATAGTAGACCATAAAGCATCACCAAAAGTATCAGCTTCGTTGTTTACATTAACAGTAGATGGTTCTGAAGCAGCAACAAAATCGTATTCAGCATCATTAAACCCAACAAACGATAACTACTTTACAAAATCATTTGGATTTTCTCCAAGAGGTTCTGAAGAAGCTTACGTTTATTCAAACTTTAAAACATTCCAATCAGCATCATTTGCTAAAGCTGGTGAAATTCCAGTAGTAACATTGGATAAAGCTAAAGATATTGATTATGGAAAAGCATATACTGAAGCATCAACACCATTTATTACATCACAAAAAGTTGGTGGTAACACTACTAACTTATTTAAGTTCCATACATTATCACATGGTACAGCAACTAACTACGAATTTAAAGTTGGTATTCAAGATGTGAAACCAGCTGGTTCAGTACCAGGTTCTGAGTATGGTTCATTTACTGTAGTAGTAAGAAGAGTTGACCAAGATAAGATTGCTGGTTCACCATTTGTAGGAGTAGTTGATTCTGATATCAGACCTAATTTAGTTGAAACCTTCCAAGGTGTTAACTTAGACCCTGATTCACCAAACTACATCGTAAGAGTAATTGGTGATAAGTACATTACTGTAGATGATGATGGTAAATTATCAACTAATGGTGATTACGCTAACAATTCAGAAAATATTAGAGTTGAAGCTTCAAATGCAGTTAAGAACAAAGCAATTGATGAATCATTAGTACCTTTCGGATTCGGAGCAATACAAAATCCATTTGGTTCAGCATTCGCATTACCTAATCCATCGTTTGTAGCATCACAACAAATCAACTCATCTTATAACCCTAAGAAATTTTGGGGATATGATTTTGATTTCGCTGGAACAGATAATAGAAACTTCCTAGCACCAACACCTAAAACAGGAGCAGTTGTAGGAACGGCATTTTATTTAGGTGATTACAATCAAGACGCTGGGGCTAACTACCCATCATCAGCATCACCTAATTCAGCAGCAATATCATTAAATGATACTATTACTTCGATTAACTCTCGTAAGTTCTTAGTACCTTTCCAAGGCGGTTTTGATGGATTTAAACCATCGAGAGTTGTTTCATTAGCAAATGATATCTCAGCAGGAAATTCGCAAGGATATGATTTATCATCTAACACAGCAGCAGGTACATTAGCATACAGAAAAGCAATTAACGCTGTATCTAATCCTGATGAATTTGATATCAATATGTTAGTATTACCGGGTGTTATCCACAGATTACATTCTTCAGTAAGTACTTTCGCTAAAGATATGTGTGAAGATAGACAAGATACATTCTTTATTATGGATGCATCTGCATGGAGTGATTCAATATCTACGGCAGTTAACGCTGTTCAAGCATTTGATTCAAACTATGTAGCATCTTACTACCCTTGGGTTAAGATATTGAATACTGATAAAAACAAACCTGTTTGGGTTCCGCCATCTGTAGTACTTCCGGGTGTTATAGCATTTAATGACCAAGTTGCAGCCGAATGGTTCGCACCTGCTGGTTTAAATAGAGGTGGATTAACTTCAGTAATTGAAGCTAAGACAAGATTGACTAGAGTTGAGAGAGATGCACTTTACGAAGGTAGATTGAATCCTATCGCAACATTCCCTGGTCAGGGTGTAACTGTATTTGGACAGAAAACATTACAAGCTAAACCATCGGCATTGGATAGAATCAATGTAAGAAGATTGTTAATTGCAGTGAAGAAATTCATCGCATCATCTACTCGTTACTTAGTGTTTGAAAACAACACAGCAGCTACGAGAAATAGATTCTTATCAATCGTTAATCCTTACTTAGAATCAATTCAACAAAGACAAGGTTTATACGCATTTAAAGTGAAGATGGATGAAACCAACAACACACCAGATGTAATTGATAGAAATATAATGGTTGGTGAGATATTCTTACAACCGGCTAAAACAGCAGAATTTATAGTTCTTGATTTCAATGTATTACCAACTGGAGCAGCATTTCCAGAATAGTATATAAATAATGGTTCAGTTCCCCTAATATTTTTGGGGGAACTAACTATTTTTTGAAATAAACTATATTTATATTAAAGAATTAGAAACAGAGGAAAACAAAAATGGCACAATTATTAGACCCAACAGAAGTAATGTTTACATCATTCGAACCGAAGATGTCGAACAGATTCATTATGTACATTGAGGGAATCCCAGCGTACTTAGTGAAAGCAGCCAACAGACCTGAAATAGCAAATGGTAAGGTTACAATAGACCATATCAATGTTAGAAGATATGTAAAAGGAAGAAGTGAGTGGAGTAGTTTAACTATATCATTATACGACCCGGTAGTTCCATCAGCAGCACAAGCAGCAATGGAATGGGTAAGATTACACCATGAATCAGTAACAGGTAGAGATGGTTACTCTGACTTCTACAAAAAAGATATCACATTTAACAGTTTGGGTCCTGTAGGTGATAAAGTAGAAGAGTGGACATTAAAAGGAGCATTTATCGAAACAGCAAAGTTCTCAGATATGGACTATACTGGTGAAGATATCGCAACTGTAGATTTAACACTAGCATACGATTACGCAATATTACAATACTAATTATCAAATTATACTAAGTATTACAAATTTAGAAACCCTTACTATTAAGTTAGTAGGGGTTTTTTCGTTTAATTGGTTTAATTAATATTATTTGTATATTTATATATGGTTAACCAACATTAAATAAGTTTTAAAACGAGAAACGTTATGAGTAAAGAAAAATTACAAGATGAATACAAAAACCCAGTATCTTCCGAAGATATGGTTGAGCTCGCTAAACAACAGTATGAGCAAAAAAAGGTTTCTGATTACAAATTTCCAACAGAAATCGTAGATTTACCATCAAAAGGATTAGTTTATCCAAAAGATAATCCTCTATCAAGTGGTAAAGTGGAAATGAAGTATATGACAGCTAAAGAAGAGGATATACTTACTACACAATCTTACATAAAAGATGGTTCAGTATTAGATAGGTTGTTTCAATCATTGATTATATCAAATGGTGATGGAGCTCCAATTAAATATATAGATATTACATTGGGTGATAAGAACGCAATAATGATAGCAGCTAGAATCTTAGGATATGGTAAAGATTATGAGGTAGAGATTGATGACCCAACACAACCAGGTACGATGCAGAAAGAAGTTATTGATTTAACTCAATTTGAATCTACAGATTATGATGGTTCAGGTCAAACAGAATTACATAAAAATGAATTCGAATTCGATTTACCACAATCTAAAAGAAAAGTTACTTTTCAAGCATTAACTGAAAGTAAGGAAAGAAAAATCAAACATCAATTAGAAGCACAAAAGAAAGCATCTAGAAAGATGAATGATAAAACTGATAAACAACTTACTATCAGATTAAAAAATACAATAGTATCAGTAGATGGTGATACAGACCAAAATACAATTAATCACTTCGTAGAAAACGAATTATTTGCGGCCGATTCCAGGGCTCTCAGAACGCATATAAACAAATCCGTACCTGATGTTGATTTAACTTATGAATTTATTTCTGAAGAGACCGGGGAAGGGAGAGAAATGCTACTGCCTATGGGGCTTGGGTTTTTTTGGCCTCAATCTTAGTTATAGGAAGCATTTACACTCTCACATTTTTGATTTGATATTCCACGGAAATGGTGGATTCAACTTTACTGATGTTTATAATATGCCGGTTTGGGCTAGAAAGTTCTACATAGGTAAAATTGTAGAATTTAAGCAAGAAGAAAAGAAAGCATACGATAAACAATCAGCTAAAGCTAAATCAAAAATAAGATAAGATTAATACCCAACAGATTTTTTGATGATTTGTTGGGTATTTCTATATTTATATACAACTAACAATTTAGGGATACAATATTATGGCAAAAATAAAAATAAAAGAACTTAAACAATTGTTTACAGAACGTGGACTTGGTGAAGGTATCTTTGATATATTCAAAAAAAAGAAAAAAAAGTTAAATGCTAAATTAGCTGTTATCAATAAAGATTTAGATAATATAATTGATGATGCACCAACCGAAGCAGGAAAACAAGCATTGAAAGATTTGAGAGCACATTTGGAAAAGATGCAATCCAGAGGTACTTACTAATAAACCTTTATAGGGATTTGAATGGCAAGTAAGCAAGACATACAAGCAGCTAAAGAACTCGCTAAATATCAAGAAGAGCGACAAAAAGCACTTAATAAAGAAAAAGACTTAATTAAGGACCAAACTGATTTGTCTAAGATGCTGTTGGCTTCTGTTAAAAGTGTTAATATTGAAGGGGCTGGTGGTTTAAAAGTACAAGAAGATTTAGCTGCAGCTCTAGCGGATAGAGTTTCCGCAGCTGATGCTTTAAAAGTAGTAGATGCAGGTATTACCGAACTTTTAGAAAAACAAGCTAAATTTGGCTTTGATATTGATAAAGATTTATTATCACAATTAGAAAGTACTCGTGCAACACTTGTGCAAATGGATGAAATAGCCAAAGCAGAAGGATACCGTAAAGAACTACTTGATGACAGAAAGAAAACACTCCATAATATATTAGGATTAGATGATGATATAGCTAAAGCAGTAGCTTCAGGTGCTGTAGCCGCTCTTGCTATGAATAAAGCATTTGAAAATGTTGGAGCATCACTAACCGCTCATGTAGATACAATGAGAGATATGGTTACTCAACAGGGGCTTAGTGTAGGAGAATCCGTAATACTTAAAGGTAATATCGATGCAGCATCATTTAGTTTAACTGGAATGTTGTATGGTTCAGATGCATTAGCATCATCTGCATCAGCAATCGCTGAAAAGTTTGGTAATGTAAACGCAGCAACATCAGATATGATAAAAGGTGTTACTGAAGTAGCATCACTTACAGGAGATGCAGCATCTGCAACTGATTTAGTAACTACCTTCCAAAATGCAGGAATGGAAGCTGGTGAAGTTGGTGACCATATAAAAGAATTAGCAGAAAAGCATGGTGTAAACGCCAAAAAGATGATGGAAGGTATGGGTTCTCAGATGTCTAAGCTGAGAGGTAAAACTCAAGAACAACTGGATGTTATATTAGAAGGTAACGCAGCTTTAATTAAGCAGGGTACTAATATGGAAGAAATTCAAAACATAGCAAATAATGTTTTGGATATCGAAGGTAATATGAAAGCAGCTGCTAAAGCTAGGGTAATGCTAGGTAGAGATGTTAATTCTAACGCTGTAAGAAGTGCAGCATTATCTCTGGAATCTGCTCGTACTGATAAAGAAAGAGCTATAGCTCAAGAAAGATTATCTGCAGAAATATTAAAAGGTGTGGGTGGACAAGAAGAGTTCGCTCAAATGACTGAAAAAGAAAAAGCAGCAACCGCAGCCGCAATGGGAATGGATAAAGAACAATTATCCGTTATGATGGACAAAAAAAGAGTTCAAGACGAACTTACAGCAAAATATGGAGAAGCAGCACCATACATTGAAATGGCATCAGGCGCATTCTTCTCAGCTGCTAAAGGAGCTGGTGGTTTACTTTTGGAGATGGGTAAGGTTATAGCGAAAACAGCTATAATGAACCTAATGATGAATGGAAAGACTGGTATCGGTGGTATGTTCACAGGAGCAGCTAAATCAGCAAAAGATTTAGCTAGTAAAATAAAAGGTGGCAAACCTGATTTGCCAGGTTTAGATAAAACAAAGGATATAGGACCTAAAGTAGATAAAGGTGGTTCTAAAAGTGGTGGTGGGTTAAAATCATTAGCCGATGGTTTAAAAGAGATGGGTGATGGTAAAGTATTCGCAGGTATAGGTGCAGTTGCATTGGCAGGACCTGCATTTATAATAGCACTTCCATCAATTCCATTCTTATTATTTATGGGATTAACTCCATTAAAACAATTAGAAACTAACTTTAGTGGATTAGCAACAGGTCTTAATAGTATGGCATCCACATTTATGGGTTCATTGGCTGTTGCCGCATTTGGAATTGCAGCAATTCCATCTATAGCATCAATTCCATTCTTATTATTTATGGGATTAACACCATTAGCACAATTAGGACCTAATTTCACATCATTATCAGTAGGATTAACCGCTATGGCATCCTCATTTATGGGTTCACTCGCATTAGGAGCATTCGCAGTAGCAGCTGGGTTAGCAATAGCATCCATTCCATTCTTAATCGCTATATCGTTATTAGGAATACCAGCATCAGCTGGATTAGGTGCATTAGGTGTTGGATTAACTGCGTTAGGAACGGCAGCCGCTAGTGGATTACCATTCTTAGGAATAGCATTAATAGGAGCATTAGGATTAGCTATGATTCCATTCGCAATCGCATTAAATATAGCAACACCAGCAATTGAAGCATTCGGTGGTGTAATAGTTGGAGTGATGGGAGCAATTCCACCAATTATTGGAGCAATAGCAGATGGGTTCGTAACTATGATGGGAGCATTATCTTTAGAGAATATTGGAGCATTAATGTTATTAGGGCCAGCATTGATGTTAGCATCAGTTGGTATGGTTGCATTTGGAATTTCAATGGCAGTTGCATCAGCAGCATCATTCTTTGGTGGTGGTATTATAGATGATATAACTGAATTAGCTATGATAGGACCTCAATTAGCTACGGCGGGTGATGGGTTAGCATCAATCACAACAAACTTAGGTGCAACGGGCGCAGTAATAGAAACTTTAGCAGAATCATTAAGTACAATGGGTTCAGTTACAGCACCATTATATGGAGTTGCAGGTGGGCTATTTAGTATAGCGGGTGGTTTAGTATCTATGGCTGGAGCTGGTTTATTAGCACTACCAATATTTGCAGCAATAGGTGGTTTAGCCGCTATCGCTCCCGTATTGGATGGGTTAGGTTCATTATTCGGTGGTGGTGGTGATGAAGAATCATCAGATAGTGGTGATTCTGATATGATAGATTATGAAAGATTGGCATCGGTTTTACAATCACAACCAATAGTATTATCAATAGATGGTAAAGCTGTACAAAAGATAACGGCTGTCCAAAGAAGGCAAGGTAAAAACGCAAGGGGATTTAGTTAATGGCACTTAAAGATATGAAATCAGATTTATCGAAGTTTAGAGTTCCAAAAGTAACACCTTTAGATTCTAAACCAACAGTTCAAGTTAATAAAAACTTAAACAAAACACCTCTTAGTGGGTTGGTAAAGGATGCCCCTATAAAAACATCGATATCACCAACAACTCCAAATAAAAATGGTGTGAATCCTCAAAAGGTAAACCAAACTGAAAAGTTTAAAGGTGAAACAACACCTCAACCTATGGATAACTCAGAAAAGTTCAAAGGTGAAACAACTACTAAACCAATGAGTTTAGAAGAAAGATATTTAGGGCAAACAGACCCAAAGTTGGTAAACCAAACTGAAAAGTTTAAAGGTGAAACAACTCCATCTGAAGTAAATCAATCAGAAAAGTTCAAAGGTGAAACAACACCTAAAGAAGCTGATATGAGTTCTAAGTTCTTAGGAGAAACAACACCTAAAGAAGCAAACAACTCAGAACAATTCTTAGGTGAAACAACACCTAAAGAAGCTAACAACCAATCTCAGTTCTTAGGTGAAACTACTCCTAAAGAGGCAAATAACTCAGAACAATTCTTAGGTGAAACAACACCTAAAGAAGCAAATAACAAAGTTCAGTTCTTAGGTGAAACTACTCCAAACGAATCAGATAGGAACTCTAAGTTCTTAGGAGAAACAACACCTAAAGAAGCTAACAACCAATCTCAGTTCTTAGGAGAAACAACACCTAACGAATCAGATAGGAGTTCTAAGTTCTTAGGAGAAACAACACCTAACCCAATGAGTTTAGAAGAAAGATTCTTAGGTGAAACTACTCCAAACGAATCAGATAAGAGCTCTAAGTTTTTAGGTGAAACAACACCTAACGAATCAAATAAGAGCTCTAAGTTTTTAGGTGAAACTAGTCCACTATCATCAGATAGGAGTTCTAAG